TTGATTTGATTTAAAATTAATTGTGTTAAAAGCTGTATTAGGTAAAGAACCACTCATATCAATGCCGCCTTACCTTTTTCATTAACAGCAGTATTAATCATGTTAATAATTACACCTCTGCTATTAACTAATAACTCATTGAAACCTCTTGCATCAACAGTATTTATATTAAAATTAACTGTAACTGGTTTGCCCATTCCAAGTTGATTATTTGGAACGATAGTTCCAGCTTGGTCAGGTACAAAAAGCTCTGCCCCTTTCTCGCCAATTATAGCTGGCTGTCCAACTGCGGGTCTGCCCCCTTTTTCAAAACTTTTAATTTTATTTACTAAACCAAAACCAAAAGATAGTGCCGCACCAACTGCCGCAATATTAAATGGAAAAGGTATAGAGGCAAAAGTTTTTAATGCACCCTCATAAACACTAATTAATGCTTTTTTTATTGCGTCCATTTTAAATATTTCTGTTGCTTTTTTAAGTCCTTTAGTTACTGCTTGTCCAACTAAAGCTTCTACTATTGATCTTATAATTGTATCTTTTAATGATTTAAAACTTAATTTTCCTGTCATTATAAAATCTGTAATATTATTTTTTAAAGATTTTAATGATGTTTCCCCAGCTTCTTTAAATCTATCAAAAATTGTTATATCAAATTCTGACTCTAATCCCTCTTTAAATCCCTCAAATGCAGTTCGGTCAGGTTTAAATAATTCTTCAATTTTTTTCTGTTCTTCAAAAATATTTCTATTTCCTTTAATTAATCTTTCTGTTCTTCTTTTTTCTGCATCTTCTACGGCTTTTACTAATTTATGATGTGATTCAAAAATATTAAATGTTTTTTTTGCTTCTTCTTGTGTTTTTTTATTTGCCTCTGATGCTCTTTTAGTTGCTAAAGAAGTTTGTATAGTTGCTTTAAGTTCTTCATCTCTTAGTCTAACAATACGCATGATGGTATCTTCATAACTCATCAACTCTCTTTGAAGTTGTCTTTGTTCTTTTGTAATTAATTTAATATTAACTAAAGGTAGTTTATTAAGTGTTTCAATTAAAAATTCATATGCAGTTGTTACACCATCTACACTTATTGCTATTGCTTTGATTGCACCTGATAATAATTTAACTGCACCAGCTAACGCACCACCAATAACATCTGCTATATCATTAAATGTAGCTTCGTTTTCTTTTATAAATTCATCTAATAACTGAAATTCTTTTTTAAGTGATGCAAAAAATTCTTTATCTGCTACTCTTTTTTGAAACTTAAATACACTATCAGATAGCATAGATAAAGTTCCTGTAAATGTGTTTGCAAGTTCATCAGTTGCAGTTCCAAACTTACCACCTTTACCAAAAACTTTTTCAAAAGCCGCAATAGTTTCTTCTGCTGAAACTGTTGCACCAGCTTTAAAACCTAATAAATCTCTTACACCTTTTTCTCTAAAAATATCTGCTGAAGCTATACCACCAGCAAACGCCCTTTGTATTTGTTCTCCAGTTGTTTGAAAATCTAATCCTGTAACTGCCGCTACATTTCCTGTTATTTCTAAAATTTTTGCTAACCTATCTGCATCGCCAGCTACAACAGCTAAGTTACCTGATGCCGCTTGTATTTGTTCTAAAGAAAAAGGTACTTTAGCGGCAAAGTTTGCCATTACATCAAAGGCTTTTGCACCCTCTTCAGTGCTACCGAAAAGTTGTTTTAATCTTACTTGTAAATCTTCAACTGTTCTACCAACATCAACAAAACCTTTTATTGCAATTCCAGCACCAATACCAATAAGTGCATTTTTTAAATTAAATACAGATTTTTTAACGCCATCAATACCTTTGGTGGCTGATTGCATCGCTTTTCTTGTTTTATCTTTAGCGATTATATCTATATTAACTTTTTTTGTTGCCATTTATTTTTTCATTCTTGCAATTCTTTCTTGCCTTTCTCTTTCTTCTCTTTGAAGATCAAAGTAAGCAAGCCACATATTAAACTCTACATGAGGCATTTGCAAGATTTCTGATGCTGTCTTATGCAGTTTTTCAGCTAAAGCAAATATATTATGTAGTTCAGGATTATTTTTTAGTTTTTTTTATTGTCGTTTACATCGACATTTTGAGTTCCCATAATTTTACTGGCAACATCGGCTATTATATTTGTATCTGCTTTGGTTTTAAAACTAAGAATATGAGTAGCGTTAAACATTTTTTCTCCGTCTTTGTTACACGCTTTTTCTATTATGACATCAATTAAAACATTAAGATCAGTATTAGTAGCACCTTTAAATATTTTAGTTTTTTCCATCATGTTAAAAGGTTTGCAATAAATTGCTTTATCACCAACTAATCCCCACTCAGGAACTTCAATAGTTTGTGTTTCTAATCCAGAAAAATGATCTCGTATTCCATCAAAATAATCAGGTTTTTTATCGTCTGGCATAAATTAAATTATACTGTTCCGATAGTTAATCCGCCTGTACCTTGTATAGCTACTGTTCTAGTTGTTACTCCATCAAGAGTTACACCAACACTCATTCCAGTTACAATCCCTGTTCCAGATAGTTTTTGCTCTCCAGAACCTGAACCCTCTGGCATGAACTCAAAACTTAAACT